GGATATTCATTACATAAAATCCCGAAGGGTGATATATTTACTACAGACGCTTATTACGCTTTATATGTCTGCCCATCAACTGGTGAAATGTATATGTCAGGCGTTCCACAAAGTAAGACAGTCGCAGAGGCAATGAGTTGGAAGATGTCTGACGAATTTAATACAGTAAGCCCATTAGAATGGGAGGAAATGGTACCTTTAATAAATGAGTCGTAGATAATTAACTAATAAAATAATATGAAACATTATAGACACGGAGATGTGGAATTACATAAAGCCAAAGATATTGTAGGTGATGAATATTCTCATAAGGGGTCGGTCATACTTGCACTTGGTGAAAAAACTTTACACCACCATCAATTAACAGTAGAAAAACCGCAAGACTTGTTAGTTTATAGGATAAATGAGAATGAGTGGACGTTAGTTTTATCAGCTCCCGGAACATTAACACATCCTGAACATAAGATTTTAATTATTCCACCTGGAACGTGGCGAGTTGGTCGTGAGCGAGAGGTTGATTGGTTTAGTAAGACGACAAGGAAAGTAATTGATTAAGCAATATAAAAGAAGGTATGGATCTAAACGAAATAATCAAAAAAGCAACTGATGAGTTTGAGAAGAAACTTGATGAATGGTGTGAAACTCCACAACACGGGCAAAATTGTATGGCAAATAACGAAGGGTCTACGTGTTGTATAGAAAGACCTAACGAAGACGCAATCTATGATATTGAGGGTAGACCTAAGTTAATTGAACTACTCAACCAAGCTATCACCCTAGCTGTAACTACTGCTTTGGAAGAGGTAAAAGAGAGGTTACCAGAGAAAGCTACGGAGAGAAAGTTAATTGAAACGAAGAAGGAGGGAACTCACTATGTATGTGATAAGCGATTAAAAGAAGAGGGGGGTGAAGCTATTTGCTGTGGATGTAATCCCCACGAAGACTGCAATCTTTTCATCGGAAGAAATAAAAAAGAGGTTTACAATTAGTTTACAATTAAAAAAAGATATAAAGTACTAAATATGTATGTTCATTTAAACCTAGGGTTGAGTAAAGTAAAGTAAAGTTATGTTAAAAGAAACAAAAGTAAAGTTAGGTAATGAGACTCATATAAGAGAGGGTTATCCAAGTCCAGTGTTAAGTGATGCGTGGATGATATATCACGGAGATATAAGTAATTTAGAAGGTAGATTACTTACGATTATAGAAGCTGCAGGGATGCCAAGTAAACAAGAAGATTCAATCAAACAAATGATTAGTAAAGCATTATGGGCTACAAGAGAAAAACTTGTACCTATAGCTAATTATGGAGAATTATGGAATTGCTATAATGATATTGATGAAGTTAATTCTTCACTAGAGGAATAGGTCACATCCCAAGAGAAAAGAATAGTTAAATTTAATCAATCCTCAACCCTAGGTTTAAGTGAATAATATAAAACTTCTTATTATCCTTTAACTAATTAACTAATAATATGAGATTAATACAACTTCAATTAGCAATAATTTCAATACAACTTATATGTGTTGTTGTATTGCTTGGACTTATAGTAACTAAATAATATATGGAAAAAAGAAATAAAATAAAAAAACTATGAGTAAAAAAAAATAGGCAATAATGTTTAAAAAGGGATATTTTTCTCACTTATCCACAAATATTTGTAGAAATGCTTGCAATATGTATGGTAAATGGCAATTTTGGGGTGACTTACCAGTAGATGAAAGTGCGGCATTATTCTTTGATGAAGTTATTAGAAAATGTATTGAGTGGGGATGCCCTAAATGCCATAAACAGGATATATAAGAAAAATAATATAAAAAGACAAAGTAAAGGTTTGAAAGTTTTATCACTTTTTGATGGGATCTCTAACACTCAGAGATACAAATGTCTTGGTAATGCTTTCAACTGCGATGTAGTATCTCATATACTTAAATATATTAAACAGTAATAACACCCCCAAATAAATCTATGTATTACAATAAAAAAGGAGAGAAAATAGATATAGATGAATATATAAAGTTAACTATAGATAAAAATTATAAAATAATAAAACAGGAAGAGTTAGCAAATGGTAAAAAGGTATCAACAGTATGGCTTGGTATGGATTATGGATTTAATGAAAGAAAGCCAGTGATTTTTGAAACAATGGTTTTTCTTAAAGGGGGTTATATGGATGAGTACTGTGAAAGATATACAACAAAAAAGGAAGCTTTAGCGGGTCATAAGAGGATAGCTAAAAAGTATGACACCACCACCAAATAAAAAACAATATACAATATTTAAAGAATGGGTTAAGCTAGCCTCTGAATCTGATTTTACTTTTGATAAAGGGGGGCATTCTGATTATAACCCTGTTCATATAACATCGCTTACTCGCAAATTTAATACATCAAGAAGTATTATTATTTATTCATTAAACCGATGTATGTACTGGGAGTTATTTCAAGCACATGATTATTATTATTAATCATAATAATGCAAAAATCATTAAAAAATAAATTATTAAATTATCTTGAAGCGTGGTATAAGTACCAACCCGATACTTGGATTCATAAAGGGGTATTAGAAGAAAAGGCAAAGGAAAGTGGTTATCTTGGAGATAATTGTACTAGGCGTTTAAGAGAGCTTCGTTATGATGGTTTTATAGAACATAGGTTAGTAAATGGCTCTGGTCAGTATCGATATCAACCTAATTTAAGTACATTAACGGAAACAGTTAAACAAAAGGGGTGGAAAGATTGCGGGGTAATAGAATTAAATAATAATTAAAAATGGAGAATATAATTAAGATACCAGCAATTTTAAATAAATATAGCTCATCAGGAAATCGCTCAATAAAAGTTACTTTTGAAACTCAAGAGGGATTAACGCCAGAACAAATATCAATTATTACAAATAACGAGGGAGGTTATGGTCATCTTCTTTTTATTCGTGAAGATAGCATTGATAATGACGTGCTAGAGGTTATTAATAATTTACCAAAATTACATCTTGACAAAAACGAGAAAAGTCCTAGTGAGATATTAAAAGCGAGAATGTTCGTATATTTTAAAGAAAAAATCAAAGATGGACAACCTTTTGATTTATGGTATAGGAATAGGCTAGACGAGTATGGCAGACTTTATTTGGAGAAACTGACTTAACGTGGTATAATCTTATTATGGAATATATAAAAACTCATAGGAACGACAAGGGCAGAGAGTATAAAAAAGCGGGAGAAGCCTCTTGGTTGAGAACGAGAGTACAATACCAAGAAACAGCAAAAAAAATGATAACGACAAGAGATAAAAATATAAAATTTAACAAGGGTAATCCGTACAGTAGAACAAAAAGTGGGAAACGAGCAGACCTAGATAATAAGTTCTTTAGAAGCTCTTGGGAGGCAAATTATGCAAGATATTTGAATCACGTGGGGATAAAATGGGAATACGAAAAGAAAAGATTTTGGTTTGATGCAATTAAAACAGGGACTCGTTCGTACGTGCCAGACTTCTACCTCACAGACCTAGACATTTGGGTAGAAATTAAGGGTTGGATGGACGCACAAAGCAAGACACGGTTAAAACGATTTGCGAAATTTTACCCAAAAGAAAGCAAAAAACTGTCTTTAATACAATCTCCTGAGTACAATAAAATCAAGAAAGACTATTCTTCTGTAATTAAGTTCTGGGAATAATAAAGGTTATTGCCAGTAAAGTAAAATCAACAAAAATAAAAGCTAAATATGAAGTGCGGATTTTGTAAATTAAACGAGTATCATTGCACGCTTAGTGGGGTAGAGTATGACATTCCTTTGTGCCGAGTATGCTTAAACAAACTAACGGATACTGAGTTTAAAGAAGAAGTAATAGATCTTGCTGAAAAAGAATACAAACACAATGGATAGATATGATTTAATACATAAAATAGACGTAGCATTCTCTAAGGTATTAAGGGATACTAGAAAGGTTTGTGAAATTGGTAATGGTAGATGTGGATTTGAAACCCTCCAAGTAAGCCATATCTATTCTAAAGGTTCTACCGGACTTGCTTGTAGATGGAATGAATTGAATGTAATGCTATTATGTAACGAACACCACAGGGCGTGGGAGGTGTATGATGAAAGCAAAAGAGATGATATACTAAGAAAAAGATTAACCGAAGACCAATATCACGCCTTACAGGTCAGTAGATCAGAGATAGTTAAATGGTCAACATCAGAATTAGAACTTGTATTAAAAACATTCACCGATTTATTAAGAAGAAATAAACAATATGCCCCTCCTAAAAAGTAAGAGTAAAAAGGCGATATCAAAGAATATAGCAAGGGAAATCCACGCTGGAAAGTCAAAAGCTCAGGCAATCGCAATCGCTATGTCCAAGGCTGGCAAGAGTATTAAAAGACCTATTTTAACTAAGAACAAGTAGAAATGGCTCAACCTAACCCTAATGGGGCTAACGGAAGTACCTCAGACCCAAGAGAGCAAGTCTGTTGGGATTATTATATTGAAGAGTTAGCCAAGGGAATAGAAAACGCCCAAAGTGCCGCATTAAAAGCTGGCTATTCTTATGATCACGCTAGAAATATAACCCTTCAAGGCTGGTTCAAGGGGAGAATTGACAAATTGTCAAGAAAAGAGTTATTGTCAGATGCTGAAAAAGTGCTAAAGAAAACTTTAAATTATAAGACAGAAAAAGTTAATGGAGAAGTTAAGGTTGACTTACTCAGAGTACAGGCTGACGTCGCTAAACACATAACAAAAACACTAGGAAAAGATGAGGGATATTCGAATAGAACTGAACTTGTGGGAAAGGGTGGTGGTGCTATTGAAACTAAAGTAACGATTACACAGGTGGAGTTTGACGATATAATAACAAAATATGCAGATAGACGAACAAAAGAGGATAGCGACACTACTACATCTATTTAGTGAGGATATTGAGGCTTTCGGTTCTTATTTCTTTCCACATAAACTAACTTTACCCACACCTCAATTTCATAGGGATATTTACGAGTTATATCAAGACGATACTTTAACGGAAGTAGCTATCGCTGCACCTCGTGGACACGCAAAAAGTAGCATCACAGATGAGGTATTTTTAGCGTGGGCGATTATCAATAAGAAGTTTAATTTTGGATTATTAATATCAGATACGTTTTCACAGGCGGTACTTTTCTTAGATGGGTTAAAGTCAGAGTTTGAGGGTAATGATAGGTTACGTTTTTTTTATGGGGATTTAACCTCGGAGAAGTGGAGCGAGAGCCAGATTGTAGTCAATGGGATAATGATTATGGCTATTGGAGCGGGGCAGAAAGTTAGAGGTTTGAAGTATAGAGGTAATCGTCCTGATTTAATAGTGATTGATGATCTTGAAAATGACGAATTAGTACAGAGCCAAGAGCGTCGGGACAAGTTAGAGAGGTGGTTCAATGGTGCTCTTTTGCCAGCCCGCTCAAAAAGTGGTAGAATAATAATGATTGGGACTATTTTACATTACAGCTCCTTACTAGCAAAGATAGTTTTAGACCCGAACAACTACTCTAGCTTTAAGACCAAGCTATATAAGGCGGAAATGGACGGCAAGGCTCTCTGGGAGGAGCATATGAACTTAGAGGAGTTAGCTAAAAAGAAAGCCGAGTATATGGAAAAGGGTCAAGGCTTCTTATTTTATAATGAGTATATGAATGACCCAGTTTCGGGAGATGTCCAAAAGTTCAAACAGGAGAAGTTTAAGTATTATGAAGATAAAGATATTGAGGGTAAGTTACTAAATACATTTATTACAATAGACCGAGCGTATTCCAAGGCTAATACGGCAGACTCAACTGGTATTGTAGTAGTGAGCGTAGATCTGGAGAACAACTGGTACGTCCGACAAGCCGAGAGATTTAAGGGGACGGAAAAGGAATTGATAGCCAAGATGTTTGACCTACACACCTACTATTCCGAGCAGATTATGGGAGTAGAGCAGAAGGCGTTTGAATACACAATCAAACCAGCCCTTGACGACGAGATGAGGCGACGCAATACGTTCTTTGTAGTCACAGAACTAAAAGACGCCGGTCGGAGCAAGAACTTACGCATTGAGGGCTTGGTTCCACGCTTCGAAAGTGCTACAATATATATAAAGAAAGACCAGGTAAACTTAATGGACGAGCTAGTTACATTTCCTATGGGAAATCACGACGACCTTTGCTTAGCTGGTAACACTAAGATACAAACAATTAAAGGGCAAAAAGATATTAAAGATATTAAAATTGGCGATTTAGTACAAACAAGAAAAGGATTAAGGAGAGTATTATGGTCTGGACAAACAGGGGTAAAAAAAGTTATAACTAATATAGGTATAACTGGAACACCAAATCATCCAGTTATAACTAATACTGGCATTAAAAGATTGGAAGATATAAAAGATAGTGATATAATATTTATATGGAATCTCAAACAATCATATATAGAGGTAAAAAATATCACAGATATCCAACCTCTATCCACACCAGCTTACGAAGATATAATGCCAGTTTACAATTTACACATTGAAGGAGAGAATGAATTTTTTGCGAATAATATATTAGTACATAATTGCGACGCTCTCGCTTATATGCTCGAGATTGCTCAAGTCCCGAATAAACAAGTAGCCATAAGAAAAAAATCTTATAAACCTATGACTAAATATGGAGGATAATAATAAAAAAGAAATAGACTTAACATACGAGAAGAACGAGGAGAGTGTGGAAAAAAAGACTTCGAAGTACAAAAGTAAAATTAGTAAAGAGCTTGCTGATAAGATTTGTATTACTGCGGTAAAGCAATTAGAGGCAGGTGTAAAGTTACGAGATGAGCGAATGAAAGTTGTTTTTGATATTGAAGATTTATATTTCAATCGATCTCTTGCGTTAGATGACGA